TGCTGATGTAAGTTCTGGTTTTAATCTAGGACAGGTAACAGCCAATGTAGGTTGTATCGCAAAAGATTCAGTATTGGAGATAGGTGGAGACTTAGTGTTCTTAGCCCCAGATGGCCTGAGACCGGTTGCCGGAACTTCCAGAATCGGAGATGTAGAATTAGAGACAATATCTAAACCGATTCAATTAATACTGAGTACTTTAGCCAAAGATTTTGATTTAGATACTTTAAATGGCTTAGTCATAAGATCTAAGTCCCAACTAAGATACTTTGTCGGAGATGCTGATACAGCAGTCATAGATAGTTTTGGAATTATCGGTGGCTTAAGAACTTCAGATCAAAGGATAGGATGGGAATTTGGGGAGCTATTAGGTATTAGAGCTTCGTGTTGCACTTCAGGATATGTAGGGACTCAAGAAGTCGTACTTCATGGAGATTACGATGGAAAGGTTTACAAACAAGAAAATGGTAAATCGTTTAATGGGGCAGACATAGTAGGAATATACACTACTCCTTATTTTGATTTTGGAGATACCGAAGTCAGAAAAACACTTAGAAAAATTAATACTTTTGTACGAGCCGAAGGGCCTTTCACAATGAACCTAGGGGTTACTTATGATTGGGATGACCCCAACACAGCAGTACCTTCTTCGTATTCAGAAGAATCCAAAGGTGCACCTGTTAGATATAAAGGTACAAATATAAATTATGCTGGGACTAATATTAACTATGGAGGAAATGATAAACCGATCATGGTAACAAATGTGCAAGGCTCTGGATTTGCAGCACAAGTTACTTATGTGACAGTTGGTCAGTTCGACCCATACTCTATTCAAGGAATAGTATTCGAGTTCTCAGCAGCAGGGAGAAAATAATAAATGGCAGGTTATACTAGACAATCTACATCTTCAATTATTAATGGTGCTAACATTACAGCCCCACCACTTAATGCTGAATTTAATCAGATATTAGCAGCCTTTTCAGGCTCTTCAGGACATGGACATACAGGTGGAACAGGAGACGCTCCTAAGATACCTTTAGCTACTTCTGTAAGTGGATATTTATTACCTGCAAATGGTGGTGTTGGTGGGTTAAATAATAATACTGCTACAGCCGACCCTGTTGTGGGCGATGATGGTGCAGATGGTTATGCTCCTGGTTCAATATGGTTAAATACCAATGGACAGAAATTATTTGTTAATTTAAACAATTCTTCTGGTGCTGCTGTTTGGTCTCAAATAGTAGTTAACAATGCTTCAAACCAAATATTACCTCATACAGATAATACTGTAGATTTAGGATCTTCTTCTAAAGAATTTAAAGATTTATACATAGATGGCGTAGCATATATAGATAGTCTTAACGCTACTACTGCTTCTGTGGGTTCAACTCTTGGAGTTACAGGTGCTGCCACTTTTGGTTCAACAGCAGCCATAACAGGAAATACAACAGTAGGGGGAACTCTTGGCGTAACAGGAGCTACTACCCTATCAGATAATTTAACAGTTTCTGGCAACACTATAGTTGCAGGAACTACATCATTAAATGGCAATACCACAATCGGTAATGCTACTTCGGACACAGTTACAGTTACTTCTCAAGTAGCTAGTGATCTTGTCCCATCCTCTGACAATGCTAGAGATCTCGGAAGTTCATCTAAAGAATGGAAAGATTTATACATTGATGGAACTGCAAACATTGATAGCTTGGTTGCTGATACAGCCGACATCAATGGGGGTTCTATTGATGGTACAGTTATTGGTGGAGCTGTCCAAACTTCTGGACAATTCAGTACTGTTACAACACAGGGCCTAACAGCTTCAGGAGCAATTTCTTTTGCTTCAGCTACTATCTCGAACCTAGGTACAGTAACTACTGCCAATATAGATGGGGGTACTATCGATGGGGTAACACTCGGAGTTAGTTCCCCTATCACTAATGCAACTATTGATAATATAAACATCAATGGTTCAGCAATCACTTCAACAAATTCAAATGGTAATATCGCTATTACTCCAAATGGTTCTGGAGAAGTGGATATATCAAAAGTCGATATTGATTCAGGAACAATCGACAATACTTCTATCGGAGCATCGAATGCTTCAACAGGTTTATTTACAACAGTAGGAACAAGTGGATTAGCCACATTAGCTTCTGTTGATATTAATGCAGGTAATATTGATGGTACTGTAATAGGAGCAGCTTCTGCTCAAGCGATCACAGGTACAACAATTACTGCAAACACAGGATTCGTAGGTGGCGTTACAGGTAATGTCCAAGGAAACCTAACAGGCAATGTTACTGGAAATGTAACTGGAGATCTTACAGGAGATGTAACAGGTAATATTACTGCTTCATCTGGGGTTTCTACTTTTACTAATGTTACAGTCAATGGAACTTTAGATGTAACAGGAACAACTATTGCAAATGTTACCGACCCAAGTTCTGCTCAAGATGCAGCCACTAAAAATTATGTAGATACTGCTGATGCACTAAAAGCAAATTTAGCTTCTCCAACTCTAACAGGAACACCTTTAGCACCTACAGCTTCTGCTGCTACTAACACAACTCAAATAGCTACAACAGCGTTTGTATCTACAGCAGTTTCAAACTTAATAGATTCTTCCCCAGGGGCGTTAGATACACTTAACGAACTTGCTGCTGCAATAGGAGACGATGCTAACTTTAGTACAACAATTACTAACTCAATAGCTACCAAACTTCCTCTTGCTGGTGGAACAATGACAGGGAACATAACTTTAGCTGGAGCACCTTCATCTAATCTTCATCCTTCTACAAAACTATATACCGATACAGCAGATGCTCTAAAGTTAAACCTCTCAGGTGGAACTATGAGTGGTGTGATTGCTATGGGAACTTCCAAGATCACAGGAGTGGGAGACCCAACAGCTAATCAAGACGCTGCAACAAAAGTTTACACAGATACTCAAAGAGATACTAGACTTGCTACTGCTGGTGGCACTATGTCTGGTGCTATCGCTATGGGTACAAACAAAATTACAGGCACAGGCGATCCTACTTCAGCACAAGATGTAGCTACTAAGAATTACATAGATACCTTATTTGGTAGTACCACTTCTGCTGCAGGTTCAGCTTCGGCTGCTGCTACCTCGGCAACTGCTTCGGCAAATTCAGCCACAGCTTCAGCTAGTTCAGCTACTGCTTCGGCAAATTCAGCGACTGCTGCTGCTGCTTCGTATGACCAATTTGATGACAGATACTTAGGTGCTAAGTCTTCAGCTCCAACAGTTGATAATGATGGCGATGCTCTTGTTATAGGGGCCTTATACTTTGATACCACAGCCAACTCTATGAAGGTTTATTCTTCAGGTGGATGGGTAGCTGCTGGTTCTTCAGTTAATGGTACATCACAAAGATTTGATTTTGTTGTAGGCACTAACTCAGGATCTTACACAGATAGTTCAACAACAACTTTCCCATGTACTTATGATGCTGGGTTCGTAGATATTTACCTTAATGGTGTTAAGCTCGTAGTAGGTACAGATGTAACAGCTACTTCAGGAACTAATGTAGTTCTAGCTTCGGCAGCAGCGACAGGAGACAATATATGTATCGTAGGTTATGGAACATTTAACTTAGCAAGTTTCTCAGTAGGAGAAGCAAATGATGTAGACCTAACAGGCAACGCTAACAATGCTATCCTAGCTTTTGATAGTACAGATTCAAGATTTGAACCTACCTTAACTCCAACACTAACTTCATTAACAACTACAGGTAATGTAGCTGTTGGGGGTAATCTAACAGTAACAGGAACTACCACATTTAATGGTGGAACTATTACTATGGGAGATGCCGATACTGATAATGTAGTATTTGGGGCAGATGTTAATTCTCATATTCTTCCAAACACAGACAATACTTATGATCTTGGTAGCTCAACTAAAGAGTGGAGAAATCTGTATATAGATGGGACAGCTAATTTAGATACCATTAATACAGATAGCTTTAACATAACAGGTGGAACATTAATAGATGGCAACT